ATGCTCTTAGCGGGTCTCGATCCCGCGACTTTGGCGTGCCTTTGTGAGAATGAACTCACTCAAGTATACTATCGTATAAGCACCACACTCTAACCAACTGAGTTATAAGAGCTTGTTTTACATATACATTATGCGCGCTTAGTCTTTAAACTAGTTGTAAGTAGTAACAATGTCCATGTATGTATGTTCATCTGCGAATGTTTTCAATATATCTATAATTGCCTGATTTTTGGCACACACCGCCCCGACCAACCCGGGATAAACCATGACGTCCATGTATTCTTGGAAATAATCACCTAACGCAGTTTGGCAAGTATTAAGAAACACCATTAACATCTCAAGTGCAAGGTTTTTGTCTTTTTGGCCGGTGATCCAATAAATACTAAAGTTTTCATAATCATCATTTCCATTTCCAGTATCTTCGTATACGTGATTTACATGTTCGAGGATTTGGTGTTCGAGCTTTCTAAGACCATTGAGGTCTCCCTTGATGATAGCACGTTGAAGTTCCATTTTATCGTTTAATGAATCTATTCTTGTATTGACTTAGGTAGTTTCTGTTCTTTATGTTTTTAAGATCGTTCGAAAATACCTGATAAGACTTATCAAATAACATCTTGTTTATGATATACCTCTTATCGTTTTTAGTGAGGTTGGATGTGTTATTAAAAAAGAAATCGGCAACTTTTTTTCTACTTCTAAAATGCCTGTTAAGCATATTCATTGACAATTTATTACCATTTTTTGCCCCATTCCTATGCGAATTTATCATAGAATACATCATAAATCCTTCTCTCGTTAAATTCTTTCTATTTTCAGCCTTTTTGAGCATTTCGTCTAATTTTTTGTAAAATTCCCTGCGTTTTTTGCGTTCTGTATTAACCATATTTAGTATCTTATTTTGTATATTATTTGGTAGTCTATCGTTTGTTACTCGACGAAACATATATTTTATAGATACATAAAAAATTATACGGAGTTTGAGTTAAGACTATTTTCGTGTGTTATTTTAAGATGCGTATGTGGCTGGCCGCAGAACGATTCATCACGCACGCGCGAATGCATCTCGTCATGAGTTTTATACAGGATGGTATATGCAGAACACTGGAAAGAGTAAAAAAAGAATGTGTGCGTCACATTAGATTGCATGAGTGATTGGGGTGTTCAGCAGCCAATTCAGTCGCACGATGTTTGTCGTAATACACGGAACGTATTATATTTAGTGTCTTCAGTCGTATTGTTTATTGGTGTGATTTGGTATCTAAAATTAAAAGCTTGAAATTAAACACTCGCACCCCTTGTGAGATCGAATGATTTCTTTCGCCGTAACCATCGCGTGATCGCGTCCCTTACACGATTATCGGGTCCAAGTGTGGATGATTCTATCACACTCAAACCATTACACACATCGGGTTTATTTTCTTTATTAGGGAATTCTTTATTAAATTCACATATAGTGCGATATGGTATATCCGGAGCTTCATCCAATAGACGATCATATTCAATGCGTTGTTTTTGTACAAAGTCTACGGCATTGGTTCTATGTTCTATATCTAAAGAAAGCTCCATGTCTATGTTTCTGTAAAACTTTGAATATTGGATAGACATGACCGAATGTGCTTCCATCATGGTTGAACTGTTACTAAATTTAGATATGGATGTCAATATACCAACAACTACATTTAAAAAGGCAAATGTATATTGAAAAATGATAATGTTTCTCTTCATATCTGGCGAAACATTATCATCACTTGGATTAAGTACGGCAAACCCACCTACACCCGTTACAGATGATATTATGATACATGGGTACGTGAGTGCGTCTGTGAGCCACTTATAGTGCATCCTCGCGTGGTTATGTAACCATCTATAACCCGCCGCCCTCTCTGCCCAGCGCCTGAGGAGTCGCTCTTCACGTTCACACCAATGGTGGGTGTTCATTATTTAACACAGAGAAATTAAGTGCTTGACGCCTCGCGAGACGGTCGACTTCGTTGTTCTTTTCATTCGTGGAGTGTGCCTTGACCCACTCGATCGTGACACAAATGTTTTGATTCATGAGCTCTAGTAAGCGCACCCATAATTCTTTATTGGCGACGTCATTACCAGTACTTGTCTTCCATCCATTTGAGACCCATTTTTTAGACCACTCCGTGAGTCCCAATTTTACATACTTACTATCCGTGTAGATAATGACATTACGTTCATTTAATTCAATACACTTTTCGAGAGCCCGAATAACAGCAGTCATTTCCATGATATTATTCGTACTCGTGCGAAATCCACCTTCGAGTGTGAAGTCTGGATCGTAACACTTCGCCGCCCATCCACCCGGACCCGGATTATGTAAACAACTGCCGTCTGTATATATTTCTATCATACTTACACGTGTATCGGTTTTTAACTTTAATATGCATTCGCTTTGTAGCCGTATCCACTATTATTTGATATGGATTGCGTATTAAGAGGTAATTGGTTACCAATGTTGCGATTATAGAGAGGCATCGGTTTATAGGTATTCATTTTAGCTGTACCGTTTTTAGTTTTATCGAAACGCACGAAATATACGATTGCCAACATGAGCACCACAACACCCACACTGACTAGGATGACACCCATATTAGATCTCGCGGGTTGTGCACGTTTTACCTCTTGGACTTCGGTGACTATGACTGGTTCTACTGGAAGTTCTGGTTGTTCCGGTTGTGATTCAGACATGTTTATATTATGTACACAATAAAATTTAAACACGCGGTTTACGTTTTAAATTTTATGGTTTGATTTTGTCTATAATTAATTAAACTAAAACGAATTTAGTTGGAGAAGGCGAGGCCACCCATACCGGATTGGATGCGGAGGACGTTGTAGTTGGTCGCGAACATACGGAGCGTGGTTTCGGCGATACCGGACTTGGCCTTGATAGCGACTTGGGCATTGTCAATACGAGAGAAGTTGCACGTACCGGTTGGTTGGTGTTCTTCTGGCTTGAGCGCGAACGAGTACGCGTACACACCGGGCGCTGGGGAGCCGGAGTGGTGAACGAATGGTTGCACTTGGTTGAAGTACTTACCGGATTGTTCCTTGAATCGGTCTTGGCCGTTGAGGACCAATTTGAAGGTGTCCAAAGTACCGTTGTCATCTTCGGAGAACTTGGCACCTTCGCTGAGCACGAGTGGGGCACCAACGAGCGAATCGGAGATGAAGCAGTTAGACACGGTGCCGCGCGCGACGTTGGAAGTGACGGTCGCGTGGGCGTTGGCGGTGCGCCAAGAATCGGTACCGTCATCGAGGCAGAAGACGAGTTCCTTGATTGGGTGGTTGTACGACAAGCGCTTTTGCACTTCGGTACCCGCGGTGACGGAATCGGTACCGGTGTGTTGCACTTGCTCGATGAGGTATTCGTGACCCTTTTGGGCGAAACGGCGTCGCTCTTCGGTGTCCAAGTAGATGTAGTTCGCCCAGACCTTGAAGGTGGAGCCGTCGGTGACGGTCGCGAAGGCGCTCGACAAATCGAAGTCGAGACGGACTTCGTGGTATTGGAGCGCGATGAGTGGCAACGCCAAACCTGGGTTGCGGTTGAAGAAGAAGATGAGTGGCAGGAAAATCTTGTCGCCCGCCTTGGTCGCGGTCGTCATCTTACCGTAGTTCGCTTTCTTGGATTCATCCAAGTAAAGCTCGGAGTACAAACGCCACCACTTTTGGTAGTGCTTGTCGATGCGCTGACCGCCAATGGACAATTCAACATCCTTGACCGCACGCTCCGCAAGCCAGGCATCATCAGTCACGGCGGTGGCACCGGACTTGAGTTCGACGTACATGTCGGCGACCAAATCCCCGTTACGCGCGACGGTGACGGAAACGCGGCCATCGGCACCTGGGGTACCGTTGACGGTTTGTTCGATGTTTTCCATCGCGAAGTTGGTGTGACGCTTGTACACCGCTTGGAAGAAGGTAACCTTTGGGTTACCAGTCAAGTAGACATCTTGGGCGCCATAGGCGACGAGTTGCATGAGACCACCGGCCATTGTGAGAGTTTTTGTACTATATACGGAGAAAATAATTTCGCGAAAAAACTCAGTTTGATTTTTCCTGGAGTATTGTATAAATGTCTGATCAAATACAAGTCGAACCAACACAAGAAATATATGAAACTGATTCCGAATCCGAATACGAGACCGAAAGTGAACTTGAAATTCAGATCGACGAGGATCAAGATGGGTCACAGCCACAGGAATTCGACGACGAAGAAGAAATTCCGGAATGGGCGATCATGGGTGAAGACGATGTTATCGGTCACATCACCGATGTCGCGACGTCCCTTTTTTCAACGGAAGAGGGTGATACAGTGTGTAGCGCATTAGTATCTATATCTAAACAAATTGAAACCCAAAATAGGATTATGGTCAAAATATTGGCTCACCTCCAAAAAAGTACTTAGAAAAATAACCCATGGGTAGAACAAGGAGCTGTCGATGATAGAAACACATTACATCAATCACGATGCAAATCCGACCGAGACGAATCAGGTGATGTGGATGAATCACATCCAGGGTCTCAATCCGGAGCAGCTCATTAACCTTTTGACCCAATTGGAAGACATGTGGGACATAATGAGACGTGATGATGAAGCGGTATCCTTCCAACTGGGTTTTAAAAATTTCTTTACACCCAACGAACTTAACCATGATTCCGGTTTACCGATGACTAGCATAGATATCGAAAGTATTTCTGCAAAACACCAACGCATGAATTTACAATTAGGACAATTATATCACAGAGCAAATGCTCTGAAGATTCTTGATCTCGATGACGGTGATGATATGAAAATATCAACTCGAATTAATCGTTTGATAGACCAAGTTGACGACGCGTGGCAGATTGTATTCAGACATACACGAATCTACGAGAGAATCAACAACCCAACTTATATCCCCATAAACCCCGAAACAGACCCATCTATATTTAGGTGTTCTACATTACCGTCTTCTCTGGATGAATTGAGCCCTTATCAACAGGCCATATTGACCATCTTGAAAAAACTTTATGAAAACAACATAAAAAGATACAAGGGGCACTGTTGCAAACAAATTCGCACGGAAGAAGGCCACGATACTCGAGCTTGGAAACAGGAACACAGAATACAGGACTACGTATACGGTGTAGCGCAGAAAGAAACTGAATTTGAGTTATGGAAAAATCTTTCGTGTAGGGGTTCTGCATATTCCGATGTGATCCGTCATTTAACGAACTGCAACGACATGCAATTTCCAGAGATTAAACGTAACAGACACGTGTGGTCTTTTAAAAATGGGGTTTTCGTGGGTAAAAGTTGGTCGGATAAGACTGCACTCTATGAAACGGCATTTTATACATACGACTCAAAAGAGTTTGCAAACTTAGATCAAGCTATCGTGAGTTGTAAATATTTCGATACTGATTTCGAAGATTACTCGTATACAGAAAAGTGGGAAGATATACCGACTCCATATTTTCAGTCAGTCTTAGATTATCAGAAATTTGATTCCGAAGTGTGTAAATGGATGTATATCATGGGTGGGCGTTTATGTTTTGACGTAGGGGAATTGGACGGGTGGCAGATCATTCCATTCTTGAAGGGGATCGCGCGATCCGGGAAATCGACACTCATCACAAAAGTGTTCGCTCTTTTCTATGACGTGGATGATGTCCGGACATTATCTAACAACGTGGAGAAGAAGTTTGGTCTTTCTTCGATTTATGATGCGTTTGTTTTCATTTCACCCGAAATCAAGGGGGATATCTCTTTGGAACAGGCGGAATTTCAATCCATTGTATCCGGGGAACAGGTATCTTGTGCGATTAAACATGAAAAAGCGAAGACGATGACGTGGAAAGTCCCAGGTGTATTGGGTGGAAATGAAGTTCCCAGTTACAAAGATAATTCGGGGAGTGTTCTGAGACGTATGCTCACGTGGAATTTTGGTAAACAAGTGAAAGATGCCGATCCCACACTCGATAAAAAGCTCGAAGCTGAGATTCCTATAATTCTTCAAAAATGCATTCGTGCATATCTAGAATACGCACAAAAGTACGCAAACAAGGACATATGGAACATAGTCCCACAATATTTCAAAGATGTACAAAGACAAGTCGCGACCGTTTCGAGTACGCTCGAGAACTTTTTACAATCGCCTTACATCAAGTACAGTCCAGATCTCTGCTGTCCTCAAAAGTTATTCGTTGAAAAGTTCAACGAACATTGTACCGCGAATAACCTCGGTAAACCGAGATTCAATCAGGACTTCTATGCGGGGCCTTTCAGTCAGAGAGACGTGGAAGTGCGTCAGCACACCGCATTATACCGAGGTACACCATTCAGTATGCAACCGTTCATATTTGGTTTAGATATAGTTAATGATACCCTCGTATCAAACGAGGATGATGTGTAATAAAAATATACAATTACATTAGATATGGAGCGTCCGCAATCCCTTCAGAGTTTTATAAAAAACTCAGGAGTTGACGTGAAACGCGCACAGCCAGCACCTGCGTTTCCCACGCGTCTTAAAAACACGGTGATAAACAATCAGAACATGGGTGAATTTGCGCAATACGTGACAAATAGCAATAGCAATAACGATAACGCGTATAATACAAATTTAACTTTGAGTGGGCTCAATTTGGGTATGTTTAACGCGACGGTTAACAAAAACTTCGATGCCGAATCGCGTTTAGATTTAAAGTATATACTGCAAAAAACACCACTCGGGAAAACACCCATCGGAGAGGGTTTATCCATAGACACCAAAGAAATCGTTGGTCTTTATGGAAGATTCAAAACTGGATTTACTCACACCAAAGAATATGGAAAAAAGGGTGACATAAACGCAAATTTTTTTACTGTTCAAGTAAAATTTACGCTCACGAATGGAGTTGAGACGAACGGCGGAACGGCCAATTTTTACAAAAATGGCAAGATACGATTTTCGGGTGGTTTCGTGGGTAAAGATTCGCAAATTGAAAATCAACCCGAACTCATTCGCCGATTTATCGTAAAAAAATACACGCGCGGACAGGCATTTTTATACAACCCATTTGAATACAATAATTTAAGTGGTCAATTCAGAATAAATGGTATTATTTTGGATATGATGCGTCTGAATTCTAAGAGTCAAGCGTACGGGTTTAAATCAAATTATGAACCCGAGCTTTCTCCGATGATGTACGCGGTTTATGAAGGTCACAAATACATAATAGCGAAAAGTGGCGCCATACAAATATCGGGTGCTAAAAATCCAAAAGATTTGAATGCGGCGTACACAAAGGCGACTAGATTTTTCTCGATGTTGAAATCCAAAGGTGAAATAAAAATTACAGCTGCTATACCCAATAAAACACGCAAAGTGGTTTCTAAAAAAGCCACCACGTGTCCTAAATCGAGACGACCACCGTGTAGTCAGGGGTATCGAGCCAAGAAGAATCCACAAGGTGACGAGTGTTGTTACAAAATACCAAAAAAGCAGACGGCTCGAAAGTCTCCGGTGAATGCACCGAAGATCACATACGATAAGAACGGTAAAGTGATGATAGGTAAGAAGAAATGTGAAGCGTTGACTAAAACGACTCTCATACAAATGGCTAAAAAACTGGGTGTTGTTGGAATAAAAGATAAGAATAAAAAGGAAAAACTTTGTACTATGATTAAACAGTTCGATCTAGGAAATTCAAACTTTAAAGTCGGAGATAAAGCGTGTGTCGACTACAAAAAGAGTGACTTAGTGGCGATGGCATTAGAAAAAGGTATAGAAGTCGATAATTCTGATACCATAAAAACCTTATGTGAAAAACTTAAGATCAAACAAACTAAAAATCGAAAGGAACAAGCCAATAGGACTCGCATGAACAAGATGATTAACATGGAAATCAAACGAAATGCTGAAGTAGAAAAAATAGAAAAAAAGAGACGCCTCAATAAAAATAGCATAAGAAATGACATAGAAAAATTATATGGACCGAGATGGATTAAAAAGTTCAAAAATGTTATGAACATAAATAAAGACGTAAAAGAACTATCAAATGTTCTAGATAACGCTGTAAAGTATAAAAACCTCGTTAACAAGAAGGGTGTTTTGAAGAAAATGCCTGCAAATGACATCAAAAGGAACATGGTGTCGGAGTGGAAGACTGCGCGACTGCAAGAATACAAGAAAAAGTTGATTCAAAAGGAATACGGTAAACATGGGAACGTGGTTGTGAATTATATAGTTACATACAATCCAAGCAAAACTGAAATTAAAAAGTTCATAGAAAACTATAAGAAAACACGTTCTAATTTAACTAAGAGCAAGTGATACTTCTATTTATGAGTTTTGATGGTTCGGAAGCCTGTTTAATGTGCTTTGTGTGATATGAAAAATCATATCCAGCGAATCTCTTTTTTATTTGATCTGATATACCGACCGATTCAAATTGCCGTGCCGTCTGGGAACACACGGACTTACGTTCAACCTCAAGTAATCGATCTTCCATCATGATGAATTCTTTTATCGATTCTTCACTCAATCCATCACGTTTCATGGCTTCAACCATATCGGTCGACATTCCATGTGACATGTGGAAGTTTTTAGATTTGTACCCCATAGAACCCACGTTTTCTTTGCTATATTCGACACCAAGCATGAAATACAAAACGATTAGTATTACAAATATGTTGATAATCATTTACTAGTATTCAATATATTAAATAAATCCTTCACCTTATGAAGAATGTTAAACAGATCATTATCATCCTTCACGAGTTTCGGGTCAATAATTTCCAATTCAATTTGGTACGTGTTGGGATCTTCTGTATCCAAGTCTTCGACATCCCCTTGAACGATCGTCATGTCTATAGATAAATTCTTGCGAATAAAAGACATGCGCCTCTTTGTCTTCTTCATGTCCATTTCACCTTCATAATCTTCGATTGGGTGTTCAATCGAAACACCGAACCTAATATCATACGGTGCATTTATGAGTTTACCAAAGTCCTCGTTGTGGACTTTGTCTTTTTTGACAATCTTTTCTTCGGATGTATCCTCATCAATTGAAATTCGAAGATTATCAGTTTTACGATAAAAAACTTCTTCCGACCTATTCACGACCCGTTCCCAGCCGTCGTATTTCTTAAGACCTTCGAGGATGTTTTCAAATCCAACTTTTCCGACATCGGTATCAAATGTACCACAGTTAAATTTACCAACTCTAATTTCGAATTCAACGTGTTCTTCATTTCTGTATTTGTCAAAAATCGGTTTCACGTTATCAAACACGCGTCTGACGTCCATGGTTATTCAAGATACTCACGCGTCTTCTCCTTAAGTATTTTTTATATCCTAAAAATATATGCATGGGTTTTACAACTTAGGAAACACATGTTACTTTAATTCCGCCATTCAGTGTCTTCTTCATACCATACCTATATCTGAATACATATACAAGAGTCAATATGTCGGCGATTGCAAATTTACCAAACTTTACTATGATTTGGTAAAAATGTATTTTAGTGAACAGAACTCTGGGTGCATCGATACAACTGCATTACTCGCAGAGTTTCAACGTACATTCCCTAGATTTAAAATGAATGAACCACACGATAGCCAAGATGCGCTGTTTTGTATAATAGATATATTGGAAAAGGAGTATTCAATCATAAAAGACATAATCTACGGAAAAAAGACCCAGATAACCATATCACCGAAAGGTAAAAATACGAATGACGTCGACTATAGCATACAAACACTCACCGTAGACGATCATGTGTGCAAAGTCAGTGATTTGATAAATAAAAGTATGAATTGGAACACACTCGAGGGATACACCGATGACGATGGGAATGTTCATCACGTCGCGACGACGCGGGTTATTTTCAAGAAACTACAGCCGGTAATGATCATTTCATTCGATAAGAAGAGTCGTATACATTTAGAAGATGACATTACGTTTGGTGACGACATTAAATATTCATTACAATCATGCATAATACATGAAGGTGTACAATGGGGTGGTCACTATTATTCCGTAACGAAGTTTAATGATAAATGGTACGTACAAGACGATGAAAATATATTTGAAACTACCATGAAGGAAGTAGCTGGGTATTACGTGTTAATATACGTGCTCAATAAATAAAAACATCAAAAGTTTCACGGAGGTGCTTAGATTCAATTACATACATTTTAAAAAGTCAGTCATTTTAATGTCCTCCTTTATGTTTACGAGCGTTCTATAGAACGTGCGTCTATTATTTGGGTGTGTTTTATCGGTGCGCTCCATGATGGGCATCCACCACATTGGAATGTCGTCGATCATGTAGCGACATTCAACGATCATCTTATCTCTCAACCAAGATGTATCCATTTTATCCCTCGGTATGATTGATTCAAACACGAGTTCCCCCTTTTCTTGAACGTATAGTCGCCACTCACCGTTCACTAAATGAGTTTGAAAGTCTATCGTGTTCTTTTCTTTTGGTTTCCATTTAAACATAGTTTCGTGCGTACCAATTTTAATAGGACAGTTTATGGGTGTGAATATGAGACCGTCTATGTCTTGGGTGACCGTGGGTAAGTAATCATCCAAGAAGCTTTTAAAATCACACATGAGATGAAACGTCTTCACTTTTAATTTTGTCGCATCATTCTTGAGAGACATCAATTTTTTGCAAACATTTTCACAATGCTCGAGTCGATCGATAAAATGTTTATGTCCCACGATTACACCGGAGTCGATGAGACAGTCGTACACCATGAACATATCTTCGTATAATTCACCTTCAAGTATAGTACCTTCGTATACGGGTCGTCTAAAATTAAGTTTACACAAATACATATCGAGCGCTCGGTTCACCAATACACACACCCTATGCTTATCATACATGAATGCCATTAACATGAAACGGACACCATCAGTCTTTTCACACACCACATAATCATTCTTACGGAGTGTATCGAAGTGTTTGTATTCAATCGATATGGGTTGGCAACCGGGGAATCTCCTATTGACACCCCATTGCGTTTCCATATACTTTATCGCGTATGTGTAAAGTGGGTCATCCCTCTTTACAGATACCCGTGACATCTGTTTAATGTTTCAATTTAAATCTTTAATTAGCTTTAACTCCGGCAGCGTTCAGTAAGTTACTTATACACTCGTGTGTATACGTCATCGTCAACTTAGATGCCGTATATGCATGAATTTTGACCCCCAATTCTTTGAATTTTGAAAACATTTGTTCCATCCGTGGGGGCACCCTATAATCGTATGTTCGCTTATCTCTAACGAATTTGCTCGTATTCTTGCACATCATGACCCAACATCTGGCGCTACTACTTTTTACTTGATAGATATCCTCGCTAATCTTATTACCAATCTCCGTGTCAAAATGAAGGCCAATCTGTTCAACGGGTTCGGTGGAATTATCCTTAACTTTAGTTTTAAACATTTCCCAATCGATACCTTCAATCACACCTGGGAAAACCACGCACCCAACACCTTCGTGTGGTTTAAAAACTTGTGCAATTGAACCTTCGTCCATAGAAACCCCAAAATCTATGTATAGAATTCTATCGGCAATTTTCATGTATTTTTGTATGACATTTGACTTCTCGTATGGGTCGTCATTTACGTACACGACTTCATTTTGAATTCCTTTTGACTGAATACACATTAAATTCAAACGAAGCACAGTGTGAAGTGTCTTTACATGACATGACTTACTCCGAGTCACAACGATGGTGGCTAACCTCATTTTATATGTTACATGCATCTAAGCCTTAAGCCTCTCATTCATACACCCAGAGAATGGTAAGTTTCCAACGTGTCCGAGTGTGGTATTTATATCCGCATAAATTTTACCTCCGACCTGTTGCCACCTTCTACAGAATGCATAATCCTCGGATAAATAACGCCTCGACTCTGGGTCGATCATACAGTCGAATACCGCACAATATTCATTAAAATCTCTATTCGCGTGATCATTCACACAGTTCAATTCCGTGAACTTTTCATGCATTTTATCAAATGCCGCTCGTTTGATGGCCATAAATCCAGTCGGTCCATCCAGAATTTCAACGAACCCGTTCTCAACCGAACGTCGATGTGCTCCGATATTCGCGACAAGACTCGAAGACAACATCGCCATATTTCTATCGTCACCGGCTTCGATCGCAGTCTTGGCTTGATCCCACATCACAACCTTCTTGGGGTACACCGCAACCGATACGTCGTGCGTGGATTTAACGAGACGAACGACAGAATCTGCGTTAAAGTCTATATCAGCATCAATAAACATGAAAATATCGGCGTCCGTTTTTTGCATAAACCGACCAACCGCGACATTTCTCGCGCGATGTACGAGCGATTCATTTTCAGTGGTGTCGAGCATGAGCATAATACCTTCTTTTATGAGTGCGATTTGAAGCTTAATTATACTCGTCATGTATTTTTCAAGGCATAGACCACCATAGCATGGCGTCGCTAAGAACAATTTCACCATTATACATGTTATTACATCTATTCCTCTAAGTATCGTTTAATTATGTTTTCTATTTTGTTTATGGTCGGTATAGATACCGAACACTCATCACTTATTCTATTTTTAGACAATTTGCCGCGCATCACGATGTAAATGATCACAGACGCGACACTATTTGGAGTTTTACTCATAAGATCTGTGCAATCCTCTAATTTAGAGCACATCTTATTGCATTCTAACCGTTCAGCTCGGGTAACTTCAAATGAATTCAATAGACGTTGCATCACGTTAAATGGCTTAGTCACGTAGTTTTTCTCAGTCTTTCCGAGTAGCGTGTCTTTGAATATCTGGGTAGTCCTACTTATATCTTTGCTCTGAATACCAAACATATCTGAAATTTCTTTTGTAGTCCGGGGTATATTAGATAAGCGACACGCATATAATACGCAGTTCGCTTTTATACCCAATCTAACTGCACCGCGTGTTAGTTTCTCTACATTGAATTTTCTATACATCATCTTGGCATCTTTCAAGACACTTTCCGGGAGTGTGTGACAGGCTTCATCTATATCTTTATACGCGTGGAATAGCGATCTATCTGTGTGGTTCATAGATTGATGGAAATTAATTTTCGCCATTCGCTTGTTTTCATAATTCGATGTATTCTTTGTAGAAATGACCGTACCCTTACCCCACGCATCCGAAAATAACTCGGGGTTTGGATTTGGGTTACCACATCTCGAAGGGTCGTTTACACGGCCGTCTTCGGTGAGACCACTCGTCCATTCAGGACTGTCGTCTACGTAATGCTCTTGTGTGAATCCACATTGTGAACACACAGGCATACCCTCTTTTGTGAATACTTTTATTCCATTGCAATTATTGCATAAATGTGTATTGATCGACTTTCTTATAGTGGGTTTATTTAATAAACGGTCGACATCCGACCAGATGGCAGTCAATCCTTCCATACCAGAATATTTGTTTTTTTCATTTTTGAAAATGCGCACTTAGGTTCTTAAAAATTGAGATTATCAGCGTGCATTTTAGCGAACTCTTCTATGGAATCGACGACTTCTTTGAATTTCCTGGAGCCAGGGCTCGTAGGCTGCCATTCATTCCACGCCTTATCTATCTGAACTTGCGATGAGGGTGGAATCACCTGTCCATCGATCTCGTCGTCTGGTACGATGAATCCTTCTAAATCACTATCTTCATCGGATTCGTCTATGATCTCGCTATCCATGTCATCTTCGATCTCTTCTTTAAGGCAATACATGCCATCATTTATTTTAGAAAATATAGAACAACCGTCTGGGTAGTGTTCACATAAGTTTTCGTGTTGTACAAGTTCTTCGTTTTCATCTATCTCGTATACGCGCGCACCCTTATACACGAGTGATGTATCGAGGTAATAATTGACGATGAGATAGTCTTCTCTATTGTCTTTTGTTACAGCGTATATCTCATCATCAACATCATCGATATTCAGTAATACTTTAATGAGATCACCAGGCTGGATCTCTGAAAAATTTATCATTCTTAAAGTTTTGAGACAAAAATATTTTCAAGTAATAACACACGCATGGGGGTCGAGATTTTTTCAAAAGATGGTTGTAAATACTGTGAATTAGCTGAACAAATGTGCATCGATCTTGGTATCGATTATAAAAAAACAAAAATAGAAGTGAACGACCTTTCAAAATTGTGTGGGAAAACTGTGACGACGTATCCACAGATTTTCATCGATGGAAAACACCACGGTACATTTTTTGATTTCCAAGATTACATCGAAGACACCGAACCAATGTTGCTGCCTACATTGAATAGGTTTACTGTATTTCCCATACAACACGACAACTTATGGTCACTTTACAAACAGGCACAGATGAGCAACTGGACAGCTGAAGAGGTTGACTTATCAAAGGATATGGACGATTGGGATAAACTTACAGAAAACGAAAAACATTTCATAAAAATGATTTTAGCATTTTTTGCGGGGTCTGATGGAATTGTATTCGAAAACTTGAATAACAACTTCGCGGATGAAGTGCAATATCCCGAAGCCAGAAGCTTCTACGCATATCAAGCTCATAATGAAATGGTTCACGGGGAAACGTACAGTAAACTCATCGACAAATACATCCGTTCTCCTTCTGAAAAGAAGGAACTGTTTGAGGCTATCCAACGGGTGCCGTGTATAGAAAAGAAGGCGAGATGGGCGATGAAATGGTTTGATAATTCGAGGCCATTTAGTGAACGACTCCTCGCTTTCGCGTGTGTAGAGGGTATATTCTTTTCGGGAAGCTTTTGCGCTATATTCTGGTTGAAAAAACGCGGACTTCTCCCGGGGTTATGTTTTAGCAATGAACTCATAAGCAGAGACGAAGGTCTTCACCAACAATTCGCGGTTGAGTTATTTAACATGTTGAAATTCAAACCCAACAAGGATACGATTCAACAAATCGTACAAGAGGCGGTCGCGATTGAGAAGGAATTCATTTTGGACGCACTTCCATGTAGTCTGATTGGAATGAATTCGGAAAAAATGACCCAATATATCGAATACGTATCCGATAGACTTCTCAAACAGGTTGGACAAGAGAAATTGTGGAACTCCGCGAACCCATTTGAATTTATGGAAAATATAAGCCTCGATGGAAAAACTAATTTTTTCGAAAAACGCGTCGGTGATTATGGTAAAATGGACGAAGATTCGTGTGAGATCGAATTCGATGAAGACTTTTAATTATTTAGCCACATAGTAAACGGGTTTCGTTTATTATGTTGATTTTTTTATTTTAATTACATTTAAATTTACCCCGAAATAGTGATACGTTTGCCATCGTCGCACTGGCAAGACACTTGCTCCTTTACCTTAACTTTGAGAGTGACCGGTTTATCCACTTCTCCACCCATGACATCGAGGGGTGCGAGATGACTACCACTATCAAACATATCGTACTGTGCTTCACTAAATCCGGGGAGTGGTTCTGGAACATCGACCATCGCGGGTGGAGCTTCACGCATCTCGTCTGATACATCCATTTCTGGGGATGGACCGGGCACTGGTCCGGTGACCGCCATATCATTTTCCATTATGGCGTACCCTTCTTTCTTTATGTTCATCATGGCATACGTGATGAGAACAAACACAACTGTGTGCAGCACAAGCCCAGACATAGATGGGCATCCGGTTGGTCCGGAGACCCATTTACCGAAAATAGAACGCGTGAGACGATACGTATCTGGGTTAGAAATCACAAAGAATACGAGGGCTGACATGACAGAAATCAAAAATTTCTGCTGGGCCTTGGCGCCACCGCATCCACATCCACAATCCTTAAAGATACCCATGAGCTTTTTAATGTAAAGTAAGAAAAAAAAACATGCTTAAAGTATTCGTACCAATATAACATATACAAACCAATATGTCGTCCGCTAACATGATCCAACTTTCCAGCACTTTTGATCCGTCCTCTGTTGTCTTCAGTAAGATGAAGAAGAACAAGAACGGTGGCAAGACAGTATACATTAACACCGCCGATGGTAAGGGCAAGTTGTATTTGCAACTCCCGTACATGCGAAGCCCTTACGGTCTGAGCGCCTTTACTGACGAGACGACTAACAAGACGTCGTATTCGCTCGATTTGTCTATCGATCCGGACAACGAGCAAGCCGTTGAACTCGCCGAAAAGCTCAAGCAGCTTGACGCGCGTATTATCGAAACGGTCGCGGCGAACTCCAAGGAATGGTTGGGAAAGGCATACAACGTCGAAGTGATGAAGGAAGCACTCTATAAGCCGCTCGTGCGACCGGGTAAGGAGGAATACCCGGATACCGTTAAGCTCAAGGTCATGACGAAGCCTACCGGCGAATTCATGGCTGAAGCGTACAACCCGAAGCGAGAGCTCGTGCCGATCGACAGTGTTGAAAAGGGGCAGCGATGCATGTGCATCGTCAACGTGACTCAAATTTGGTTCATCGATAACAAGTTTGGTGTGAGTTTGCGTCTATCCCAGGCTCTGTTCGAACAATCGACGAAGTTGCCCTCTTTTGCATTCCAAGGCATTGAATCTACCACGTCTGATAAAGTAGATGAAGGTGTGGAGGAAGAATATTACGAAGAAGAATGCGAAGTTGACGAATAAAATCTAACACTACATTAAATGCAGGTGGATCAGCATCTCAGAAACCTAAGAGCTCTGAGGGTTAAAGTCGGTAAAGCTAGAACACCGAAGGATCACGAGGCCGTCGGAAAGGAGATCACCGATGCAATAAAAAAAATAGGTTGTAATCCAGATAAAATATTTTACACAGTAAATAGCAATAAAGTCCCAAATTTTTCAGTTAAAAGAGCCATCAGGACTAAGGTTGGCACCAAAAAAATCGGTGCGGGTGAATATGGTACCGTATTTTTGGGATGTGTCGATAGAGAATGTAAGAAGAGTGTCGCCATAAAAATTCAAACTGATTCTTTGCAAAGAGAATACAAGATAGGTAAAATGATGAGTACACTGGGTGGAGTAAAGGTATACGCGTATGAAAATTGTGGTGATAAACACATCATGTACAGTGAGTATGCAAATAATGGGTCACTCGAAGACTTCATAAAGAAGAAACGCAATACACTTAGACCGATTCATTACAGAAGTATAATAACACAGGTATTATATAATCTTTATAGAATAAGTAAAAAATACCCATCATTTAGACACAGTGATCTTCATGCGAAAAATGTACTCATAAATATGGACACCCCAACTTTGGAACCGACAAAGTATCAAATAGGTAAAATAACACTCAACGTGGAAGACGTTGGAGTTAGTGCACTTTTATCGGATTACGGTCTCTCTATGACAAACAGTATAAAGAACCCTTTAACGAAGGGTTTAGATAAAAACTGGGGAATTTCGTTAAATTCTCATCCCATGTACGATGCACATCTATTTCTGAACGCGATGTACCAAGTGTGCGCAAGACTCGGTGTGAGCGAGACCATGGAAACTGTGAGATTCATTCAGCGTATACTGCCTATGAGTTACATAGGTTTGCGTTCACCAAAAATCGAAAATTTCAGGTTGCGGATAAATGCGGATCATTCCGGACTACCGTCGTTTGAAAAGATATTCTCGGATCCATATTTTCTCCCATACAGATCGACCGTTAAACTTAAGAATAACCCTTTAAATTTCATACCAAAAGCTAAACCAATCGTCTATAGACCAAAACCAAAACCAAAAACTACCACACGAACATCGGAGTCTGCGATACAACGCGCAAAGTCGATCCTTCAAAAGGAGGCCAAACGGAAAGCTGCACCGATTAAACGGCGTGTCGCGCGAACTTCACCATTAAATAAGATATCGATCGCACCGAAAGGGTATGTGCGGGTGAATGGTAAAAAATGTACGACATACAAGAAAAAGGATATAGTGGAAATCGCAAAGAAGATGGGTGTGGATGTCCAGGGTAAAACCATTGAAAAAATATGCGAATCCCTAAAAATAAAATATGTTAAGTAAATAATAATGATCGCGTTTATTGTACTTACTTTACTCGTACTTATTGTGCTTTTCTATACTGGAAATAGCTCTAGTAAGTGTGACTGTGGATGTGGATGCAGTGGAAACGGTAAATGTGATTGCACGGGTTGCGAGTGCAAAAAATGTCACGAACAATGGAAAGTTTATGGAGCGCATTGGTGTGGCTGGACGCGCAAGCAATTGGACTACATGAAGAAAAATGGAAAATCATTCGATTTCGTTGACTGTGAAAAGGAACAGTGCAACGGTATCAAGTCGTTTCCAACTCTTGTGAGTTCTAACGGTGAAGAAATTTCTGGTTACAGAGAAGTTTAGATACCTCGGACGACCGCGATCGCGAGCGACAACATGAAAGCGTCGAGGAATGTGTCGAGCTTTTTAAGGACCGACACGTGTTTCACGAGCGAACGGTTCCAGAGGAAACGAAGCACGAAAGTCGTGATGAGGATCATGAGGACGAACGTGAGAAGTTCGGTCACGGCATCTTGGGTCTTGCGCGCGTTCACAAGGCCTTGGATCATTTTATCTATTAATAATATTTTTTTTCTGAAATATTATTAATGGGGCAAGTAACTAAAAGACTCCCCCTGAGTGGGTCGGAGCCAAAATTTACACATAAAATGTGGGGGCGAGCCGTGGGTATAAACAATAATAATTGTTACGCGTATGCCGTTGGGGATTATGAAAAGAAACGATCATATAAGAGTGTGCCCGGTGATAGAGCTGGAATGAAGAACATGAATCATTCTTACGTGAGCTGTAAAAAACTCCCACAGCGCGTCGTGGCGGATAACCCCAAAAAGGTATACGTAGCAAAGGCTGAAGAGAAGTGTAAACCGGGACATTATAAAGTCATGATGTTCGTGGCACCTGGGAACCCAAGTAATTATTTTAGACAAGGGGATTTTCACTTTTATAAACAAGTGAATGAAGTTGAATATAAGATAAAGGGTGGTAATACACACGAGGCCATAGCTAAGTTTTTCAAAGTTCCAATCGCCCGAGTTAAAAAGGCTGCCCCTAAATTGGTGCCCGGTAAGATCGTGCGGTTTAAGGCAAATATATTCGCTCACAAGAGAGGTTGGGCTACGGGACCGCTCATCACCGACGCGAAAAACAAAATCATCATCGATCCACGAAAAGCTTCTAGAAACTACGGTTCGTTAAATTATAAAACCTACTGCAGCTCATTCTGTGTTAAGAACAAGGGGATCAAAGTCGGACACACTCACCCCAAAGTCAGAAAGAAGACTTGAGACGTCGTTTTCATTTTCGACATCAAAGAATACATCGAGTGCGTCAAAAATGTATGGTTCTTGTAAATCTATCGTATTGGATACATTTTCAAACATATTATGTATAGTTATTTGAACTTTAAAATTTGCTCCATCAAAAATCTTTCTACACACGGGGCACGTCTGCTTACCTTTATCTTTCCACTTTTCTAGACAATGTGAATGAAACAAGTGACCACATCTTATGTGTTTATTATGTCTCGTCTCTCTGACTTCATTGAGACATATAGCACATGCACACATTCTCTAGAAAGGTTGTATATAATATTTATCGTAATTTCGCGTGTTTAATATATATTGCGCGTATCGACCAATGGCTCGTCACATGAAGCACACTTGGCGGTGGTTTGGTTTGTTTTGAAAAGTTCCGGTCCCTTCGATTGCAGAAGTTTGCGATAAGAATAGTTGTCTTCATACGAGATACCGTTCTTGTTCATCAAGTAGTTGTTGTACAACTGACTAGCCGAGTTCACGGTGAAGCATCGACCATCGGCCATTCCAAGTCGCTGAGACATTTATTATTACATCAGAAATTAATTTGTCTATTCACGATCGTTCGTTTCCATGAATTTATATTCATGCCCTTCAATTTTTGTACTATATCTTTTATGTTTGCCCCTGATAATGTATCAAAAATCTCAAACTTTTCCGATGGGACTCTCTTCACTCTAATGCTCGGCTCTGTGTTTATGTGCTGATTAATTATGTTGTATGCAAATGCAATCTCCTTGAATGTCTCCGCCCCGGTGATGATCACTTTTCCTGTACTGAAGATACTGGTCGTGACTTCTTTCATGTCTTCCGCCGGCTTAAATTTTACCTTGACGGCAGAATATCGGTCTGGTTCAAACGATACTTTAAATACATCCGAATATTTTTCAAAGTGATCCGCCGTTCGCATGAGATTTATGTGCCAATTCAAACTAAAATTTGAATTTATCATGACGACCCTGAATGTATCCATGGGTGGAATACACGACTCGTTCAATAGCTTTCCAATCAACATAGATAATTGTTTAATGATATGTTTACAGTTTACAAGGTCTGCACATCCAGCGACTTGTATGCTTCCATTGGGAAATAACTTGATAGATTTAGAACTATACATATCGGTGTAACACAGTGTGATTTGATTGTAAAATGACGTGGGTTTGAGTGACCATTCATATCCAGGTGATTTTTCTTTGCCCGCCATTCGAATTCGTATGGGTGTTATTTTTTCGAAACACATACGAAGCCTTTGTATGTCGATCGACTTCTTAAAGCTTGAAACCATCGTGATTGTGGTGAGCTTCACCCACGATGGTCTGATGTCTTCTGGTATCTCGTTACGAAACTCATCGAGAGACAGATAATATGAGAATGTGTTGTTTATGATCGACCCAAACATACTTAATTAATCGTGTAGCTTTGACCGACTTAGGTGCTTAAAGAAGTTAGAGAAATTGCATGAACATAACTTACATGCCATCATTTGTGAAAACAGCCCGTGTTTCGCATGATGTAGAAAGCGGGTCTAATATTGTGGAAGTCGAATACACTAAATATGAATGTGGGATTGGCTACATAAGTAAAAGGGATGTATTCGACACCACACCTATTGGAAATTGGACTGAAATAAGGTCGATAACCGACACACTTCGATATGAGCAATTTTTAGATACGATGGTAAACAAAACAACTGAAATCAGGCGAAAGATGGCTTTAGTTGAATTGGAAACGTCTATGTGTGAAAATAATAATACGAGAAGCATCGTGCGAATCATGAATGCAGTTAAAATCCTGGATCCAACATTCTCACCACCTGTTATAAATATGCGATGTTCATGGCAGAAGAACTTCATCAAGCAAATGTGCTTAGAACAACTTCCAATCATCATAGACACATGTGTCAACGATTTGCGTTTGGAGAAGTTTTTCAGAGTGCTGCAATTAATAGAAGTAGAATCGCTCCACCCATAAAGTTGTTAACGAGTTTAGAATTTGTCCGTTCATTGTGATTATTATCGTTATTTAACGCATTTGGAACATCTTCGTCGTATTGTATATTTCTTCCTGGATACAAACCTCTCGATAAAGAGCATGGACCCTTTTTACCAATTCGACCTGCGACCATCACTCCATAGTCGCACATCGGACTTCTGTAGTCATCTTTAAATTCTTCTTCGGTTGGTGCTTCGTGTTCGGCAAAATCTATGAGTTGTCTGCTCGTACCGGGCATAAAGAAGTCGTGCTGCACGTATGGGTTAACCCGATCCATGGATTCTTCATCCGTCAAAGGCATCTTTATACTACCGTAGATTATATTTCTTGTATTTCATTTTTTTACCGTGTTCAATCCACATCTTGTCCAGGTCTACATTCAACATGGACGACAATTGAAACAGGTAACTGAATACGTCGCCCATTTCCATCATGACATCCGTACCCCTTTCCTTTTTTAGATTGGTCTTCTTAAAAGTCTTCTTATATTGTCTAATGGCCGAAGCCAACTCACCTATTTCTTCTGTAAATAATAACCACACAGTGTCTATCGTACTATTAGTCCATCCTTTTTGTTTACATGTGATCTCTGTTTGTAACTTGTATTGATTTAGACTCATGTGTATATATGGTCACAAAACTTTATATGGTATATTATATAATGAATAAGCTTGTGTACACCGTAATCACAATGGCCATTTTGGTCACGACGGTCGTCTATTTGGTTTCCACCAAACCAACTCCTACAGGAGAGTCAGTTAAGGTGAAAGTCACCGTCGCGCCAGAGAAGCAACTCGTCAAACCAGACGACCTCATAGAAGAGGTGATTTTAGGTTCTGACGACCAGCCAGTCATCGGCGATCAAAATGGGTACGGTCCAGCTATGACTATAATTTAAACACCGATCTTATTGTTTAGGCCTATTTTGTTACCGGTCGTTGATGTATTCACAGGCGCGTCGATTGGTTCGAGCCCTCTGTCCATATCATGGACGTATCCCATATACTGAGAAACACCGGATTGGATTTGTCCGACGGCAGTTTTTATGACCATGGTGTTCATCATCTTTACTTGCTCGTTCACTCGCGAGTTGTGATCACCACTATTGTTTATGAACACCACGCGCATGATACCATAAAGATCGTCATTGCTTTGATAATCTATGGCGATGCCAGTCTTGTTCTTAAAATCTTGGCGAATTGCTCGTTGAAGTAAATTTACATTGAATTCAGAAAAGAAAAGTGTGTTCAGCGGGGTCTGACATTGCTTCAAAGAGTTCAGGTGAAGATTATCACACATTTAATATAGTCCTGGAAAAAAACTATCAGTAATTATAAATGAACCTCACGGTTTCCGATTTCGATGAAGCTTACTCTACGGATGCATGCCCACAATTTCGCCCTGTATGTAAGTCAGGCAATTGCTTTATCGCATCTTACCCACCAGTCGCGAAGCCTGGTACATATGGTGCATTTTTCACGAACACCCACCTCACCCAGCCCGAACGTAAATTCGAGGTCGCAGGTCCAGTCCCAGTGAGAAGCAAAGACTTCAAATAAATGAGTATAAAAAATTAACCTGTATATTTATAAAATGAGGGTTATTAAACGATCCGGTCGTATTGAAGACGTTAAATTTGATAAGGTCACCAATAGGATCTCAAAACTTACGCATGGATTGTCGAAAAATGTAGACGCATCTATGATTGCTCAGCAAGTGTTTTCTTCGATGCACGATAATATCAATACTCATGAAATCGATACACTCTCAGCGGAAATCTGTATCGGTATGATCACGAGCGATCCAGACTATGAAATACTCGCGACACGCATCGTCGCGAGTAATATCCAGAAGCGTGTTCCCTCAACATTTTCTGAATCCATGCTTAAACTCCACGACGCCAACATCGTCACGTACGCAATCTTAAATGTCGCCAAACAAATAGACGAACACATTAAACCCGAACGTGATTACGAGTTTGGATACTTCGGTCTCAAAACCCTCGAACGAGGATACCTCCAAAAGGTTGACGGAGAAATCATGGAGACACCTCAGTATATGTACGCTCGTGTGGCCATAGGCATTCATGGATACGACATCGACCGCGTGATCGAAACCTACGATGCCATGAGCATGGGTCTATTCATTCACGCGACACCCACGTTATTTAATGCGGGCACACACCGACCACAGATGAGCTCATGTTTCTTAGTTTCCAATAAGGACGATAGTATCGATGGTATTTACGACACCGTAAAGGAGTGTGCTCAAATTTCAAAGTGGGCTGGTGGTATCGGTCTTCACGTCCACGACATTCGAGCGAACAAGTCTCGTATCAGAGGTACAAATGGTACATCCGATGGCATCATTCCTATGTTGAGAGTTTATAACTCCACGGCTCGATACGTGAATCAAGCTGGACGTAGAAAGGGGTCGATCGCCGTGTATCTAGAACCTTGGCACAGCGACATCATGGACTTCCTCGAAATTCGCCTTAATCAGGGGGATGAAGAGGCTCGCTGTAGAGATTTGTTCTCGGCGCTTTGGATTCCCGATCTTTTCATGCGTCGCGTGGAAGAAGGTGGTGATTGGTCACTCTTCTGCCCAGACAAGGCGAAGGGGCTTTCGGATGTGTACGGCAAGGAGTTCGATGAACTCTATGAAAAGTATGAGCGAGAAGGCATCGCGAACAAAACCGTTCCAGCGGCCGAAATTTGGAAAGCGATCATCAAGTCTCAAAGCGAAACCGGAACGCCTTACATGCTTTATAAGGATGCGTGCAATAAAAAATCAAATCAAAAAAATTTAGGTACGATCAAATCATCCAATCTCTGCGTGGAGATTATTCAGAAATCTGATAAAAATGAAACTGCGGTTTGTAATCTCGCATCGATCGCACTTCCTAAATTTATGAATAAGGAAACTGGTAATTTCGATTACGATGAACTTCATCGCATCACGAAAATTGTCACTCGAAACTTGAATCAAGTCATCGATAAAAATTTTTACCCGACCGAACCAGCGAAACGTTCGAATATGCGCCACAGACCAATTGGTATCGGTGTACAGGGACTCGCGGATGTGTTCATCATGGCCAGAGAATCGTTTGGCTCGGAAAAATCACGTGAGATGAACCGTCTCATATTCGAAACCATGTATCACGCCGCACTCGAATCGAGTTGTGAACTCGCCGACAGCGTCGGGCCTTATGAAACGTTCAAGGGTTCGCCTTTCAGTGAAGGTATTCTTCAGTTTGACATGTGGGATGCGCCACAACTTTCAGATCGTTACGATTGGAACGCCATGCGCGAACGCGTAAAGAAAGGCACGAGAAACAGTCTATTGCTCGCACCCATGCCCACGGCGAGTACTTCACAAATTCTAGGGAACAATGAGTGTTTTGAGCCTTACACTCAAAACATCTACTTGAGAAGAACTCTCGCGGGAGAGTTTGTGGTCGTCAACAAACACTTGGTTGATGATCTCAAGGCCGTGGGTCTCTGGTCTAAGGAAATGAAGGATCTCATGGTGAAAGCCAACGGCTCTGTCCAAAACATCGTGGACATCCCCGATAATCTTAAGGAACTCTACAAGACTGTATGGGAAATCAGTCAAAAAACAATCATCGATATGGCCGCCGACAGAGCTGTATTCATCGATCAATCACAATCCATGAATCTGTTTGTCGAGAGCCCGACGCTCTCAAAATTATCGTCCATGCACTTCTACGCGTGGAAGAAGGGTCTGAAGACGGGTATGTACTACCTGAGAAGTAAGGCCAAAGCGAGACCGATTCAATTTAGTCTCGAGGCTGAATGTACGGCATGCTCTGCTTAAAGCTTTAGCACATATATTTTGTAATACAAATGTCTAAATTCGTGAATCTACTAAATGAAGTCGAAATACCTAAACACGACGGGAGAAAGATTTCTTTGTGTACCAAAGAAGGAAAGCCCCTGCGAATTCAATTCCCCCGGATGTATATGCCGTTCGGTATATCCGGATTCACACCAGAAGTTGGCCCTACGAAGTGGTCACTCGACTTCGCGATGAAAGGGTACGACGAAGATGGAAACTACGTGAAGACCTTTTATGAAACCATGCGTGCGTTCGAAGACAAAATCATAGATGCCATTCAAGAACAAAGTCAAGATATTTTTAAACGCGAAGTCTCGAAAGATGAGCTCAAGGGGATGTTTTTTTCAAACATCAAGGAATCCCCCGATCGAGAACCCAAATTTCGCGTGAAAGTCGATGTCGCCATGGATGGTAAAGTTAAACCACACATTTATGACGAACAAAAGAACCCGATTGGTGGCGAATGTAAAAGTGGTCTCTATTCAAGAAATTCGGGAACCGCGATCGTTGAGATCAACAGTGTGTATTTCTTGAACAAAAAGTTCGGTATTACGTATAAACTTTATCAACTCGTCGCGTATGAACCGCAGACGTTTAAGGGTTTTCAATTCATCATTTAGAAATTATCAAGAGTTGGTATATAGCCTGGGCTTCTTTGAGAAGTTTACCTTTAATCATTACATATTTTTTTGGGTCTATACCCTGTTTAATCTTAGCCATCTTTACAGCTTGGGACCACTTTGTGAGTGACATCTCTTATATTACATTTACATTTTCTTAATGAGCTTTTTGTAAGCACTGGTACCCGCCTTTGGCTGGAGCTTGAAACCAGACTTCTTTGGCTTGAAGACCTTAACCATGGCCTTCTTGCCCTCTTCTTCCATTCTCTCGAGCGCCGCCTTGGACGCAGCTTTGCTCTTGATGGCACCGTATTGATCCTGGAACAAATCCTTTTTCTTGAGACCACCAGCAGTTTTTTCCGCGGTACCGTGTAACACTTCAGCGCGGGAACCAAATGTCTTCATTGTATATACACTATGCTCTGAAAATATTTCTAATCTGCGAGATTGAAAGTCCCTCGGACTTACCGGGTAATTGAGTTTTAAGACTATCATCCCCTAAGACTTCGGCGTAGCTCACAGATTTATTCACTTGTAGAGCTACGATAGACTCGTCGACGCTCGGGTGTTTCTCGTCACCGGTATAAATCAGCTTCTTCACGTATACATTACGCTTTTGACCTGTTCGGTGACATCGACCGATGGCCTGTAACTCCGTCCCGGGGTTCCAAGATGGGCTCGTGATATACACTCGAGAAGCAGCCTGAATATTTAGACCCTGACCGCCGGCCTTTACCTGAATGAGAAAAACACTGTTTTGTGGTGCGCGATTGAACTCTGTGAGTTGCGACTCCCGTCGTTCTTTTGTATACGTTCCATCAATCCTAAACACGGGGCACGTCAGTTTTTCTTGAATGTAATTCATCTCACCTTTAAATTGGCAAAACACGAGCGTCTTTTCGTCCGGGTGCTGAGAAATGAGTTCAAACAGGGTTTCCATTTTTTTCGAACGTCCCGTCCATGGATCCATCTCTTCGCCAGTCTTCCTGGACATGCCATCGATGTAGAGTTGTGGCCAAACCATGGCCTGACGAGCTCTCAAAAAACATTCGAGTATGTCCATGTTATACATGGTTGAATCACCGTGTATCCTGGCTCGTTTCATCATCTCTCGGATCATCTCTTGAGCCTCTGAAAACACGTGTGTGTACAACACCTTTTCTTCTGGGTACATTTCGAGTTCGACATTTTCGAAGTAGCATTCTGGGATGTCATCCTTATTCTTGGTTCGGCGAATGATAAACTTTTCACGCACGGCGTCGAGGCTGCACTGTACATCAATTCGGTCGATACCCAAAAATGTACACAGTGAGACGAAATCATCGACGTCGTTGAACACGGGAGTTCCCGTCACGATCCATTTATACGTGGTATTCATACGCATGGCAGATTTGAAACGCTTTGAACGTCTATTTCTGATCTCGTGAGCTTCGTCGAGAATCACGCGACCCCAATTCACTTTGTGAATGAGTGGGTCATCTTCAGTGAGTAGACTGTATGGACAAACAGTCACGTCGTGACGTTCAAATTCAGATGCGTCTCTTGTTCGTTTGATTCCATCATACACAAAAACACTGAGTTCGGGAGCAAATTTGTGTATCTCGTTTTTCCATTGAGTCACGATAGATTTGGGTACAATCACGAGCGTCGTGTTTGTCTTGTTGCGTTTGATCACGGTCACGAGTTGGGCCGTCTTACCGAGACCCATCTCATCACAGAGGAATCCACCCTTGGGTCCGGACGAAGAATGCTCTCTCTCGAGCATCCAGTTCACGCCCTCTATCTGATGTGGGTAAAGTTCCATTTTGGTTTGATTTAGACATAGGTCGTGATGACTTAGGTAAAGTAACACCATACTTTTTGGGAATTTAAAAACAAAAAATAAAAAAATATTTTTTTCACTTTCTTTTTAAAGAAAAAAGTTTTGAAAAAAATATTTTTTTTTATTTTACTTTTCAAAATTTTACAAAATTCTCGTCATTTGATTTAAAATGGATATACTCTCTACATAAAAAGTTCAAAAAAACATGGTGTTACTTTAGAGTCTTACTCCGTCGATTGATTTGAAATAGATATAATCTCTACATAAATTTTTAAAGTAACACCATACTTTTTGGGAATTTAAAAACAAAAAATAAAAAAATATTTTTTTCACTTTCTTTTTAAAGAAAAAAGTTTTGAAAAAAATATTTTTTTTTATTTTACTTTTCAAAATTATTCGAGAGGAGTCCAATTTGCAAAAAAATCGGTCGCACAATTTTCGGGTCCATCTGGTTCTCCAAACTGAATGATCTTTGTTTTACCATCATCCGATATACCAAAATTTTTCTTTTCACCAGCCTTCATGTATTCCCCCGCGAGCTTAGCATTTTCGTGTTTTATGCAACATACATAGTTTGATTCCTTTTCGAGACCTCTATTATCGAACGTACCCGTTGTACTAAGAATTGTACCAGCGTTTAATGTGATGGAGCCCATGGGTTCGTCGGTACAGTCGGCTGTTTTATACAACGCAATCTTCATATCCTTCGTGGATACCGATTCTGCTTGTGGTTCATCGGAGGACACCTCCATCGTGGTCGTACCACTCGGTGTCGAATCCCGCGTTATGATTTCCATATCAGTTATGATTGGACTCGTTTTCTTTTTGAAGTCCATATTTTTAATTCCGTTACCAACGGCTCTCGCGGCCGTGTAAGATTTCCACATAGAATTTATACACGAAAGTAAAAAACAGAAACCCAGAATTTTCAAAACCGTACCGAAAGTACTGTTCGATTTTTGTTGTATGACAAAAGGCTGTGTACTCATTTATATATAATCAGATAATAATTCACTCATCCCTGTACTCGTCTTCGGAGTCAGACTTAATTTCACACGGAGGCGGTGGTTCATCTTCCTTCTTCTTACGAGCCCTGGTCTTCTTTACGGGTTCTTCTATCCCGTGTTCTCTGTGATACAACACCTTTTGCCAAAATTCTTCCATGACCGGGAAGTATTTCTCAAACCATCCTCTGTCTCGCGGGACGCGCACGACCACGAATTCCTCCGGTTTAGGCCAATTGAAATCTGCATTTTTATATTGTATAAAGTCGCATTCTTCTAAATCTAAAATCTCCATACATAATTGCAATTGAGGCATGTAATGCTTCGGGACCTCTGGTAAAATTTCACGGGACATTGGACACTTGATTTCCACGAGCTTGCCGCTCTCCGTGATACCATCCGGTGATCCACCGAGCCAAGGATATTTTGGGTGTGGTTCGAGACCAATTTCGTGTACGACCTCGTTGTGTCTCTGTTCGTATAGGATACGCGCTTCATCTTCGTATTTGTTCCCATGTTCCGTCGCGGCGTTACCTGTAAACGGTTTCCCCTTACCACACTTTTTGAGAAGAAGATCGAATGGTTTCTCGTATTTGTTTTCACCTATGGCCGTGGCACAGTCACTCGCCGTGAGCATGTTTTTCCTCAAGTCGAGCCATTCTTGCGAACGCTGTTCTGCGTACGTTTTTTTGATGAGCTTCTCGACGTTTGGGTGCATCTTGAGATTTAAACCGTTTTACCTTTTAAGCGGGTAATCCGATGTCTCAATATGCGAGATGTACCCTGCGAAGATACACCCAATCTTTCACACTCGTTTATGAGTGCCTGTTTTGAATATTGTTTAGGGATCGGCCTTCTAAAAAATAGAGTGACAGCCACGAATAATATTGGAATCATTACTAATGTGGATAGAAAAAATATTTCGCGGCATTTTGTTCGGCTTGTTTCTTATTTTTAGCGAATCCTCGTCCAAGTATCACGTTATTCACGTATACGTCGACATAAAATACACCATTATCGTGTGATATGACTCTATAATCTGGAAGTGGGTGTCCGTGAGTCTGACAATACCGCATGAGATGATCCTTATAGTTATCATCCACCATGATGGATCGCATATCGACGAGTTCCGGATTTTCATAAATATTCAGAATGAACCTCTTTGCATGAAGAAGCCCTAAATCCATATATATGGCTCCAATGAAGGCTTCAAATACGTCTTCTAATATCTTCGGATTTTTAAACCACTCGTTTCTCATACCTTTTTCATCCATTTGGATCCATTTGTACATCTCGAGTTTCATCGCAATCTTTGCGAGTGTCTCGCCTCTCACGAGCTTTGTTCTCGCTTTCGTAAGAAAGCCTTCCTTTTGTTGTTCGTACCTATCAAACAAAAATTTTGTGATAACAAATCCCAACACAGAATCACCTATAAATTCCAACGTCTCGAACGAGTCTAAGTTTCCATTTTCTTTTAAAGCCGATTTATGTGTAAAAGCTTTTTGGTACAAATCTATCTTCGATATTTTTGTACCAACAAGGGTTTCGATGGTTTCCCTGTCGATGATCATTTTATAAGTTTAATGGGTATTTTTTTTAAGCCGTTTGTTCGACTTTGGTGTAATGTGGGCTCAAGAACTTTTGGAGGTTCAAGAACGTGACTTGCGTATCCGCAGGTGGTTCAAGAAGATCGCGGAGCTTGTCGTCAAGCACAAGAACGCGACCGTTGTCCGGATGCTTAAGACCCTTTTCAGTAACGTAGGTGTTAATCGCGCGCGTGACGAAGGAACGAGATACAAGCTTTCCTTCTTCGACCCCGAGAAACTCACGAAGCTTTGGAGAAATGGCTTGTTCGCGGTTGAATCCGTTGTTCTTCGCACGAGACGCAGCCTTGGTACCGTCCGGATCGTCTTGCTTGGCCTTAATCTTACGCACAATCTTAGTCAAAGACTTGATTTCGGCGCGGAGGGCAGAGATTTCGGAAATAACAGTTTCAAGAGACATCTTGTTTTATGTCTTACTTAGGTATCACATCTTTAAGCTTGTTGTTCGAATAATATTATGTAACCTAATAATAACATGGATCAAGGTGAATATTCAGAGGGGGTCATAAACAGATTCAGGATGAAAAAGTTATTCCATAACGATCCAACTCTTAAGAGATTCTATGAATCTGATGACGTGTCTCGTTTCAGGGCGAGAATGCACAGGCTTCATAGCGATGAAGACTTCAAAGATTTTGCGAGTGTCATACTCACGGACGCATTGAGATACGAATTGTACGCCATCATAGACGAGCTCACGGAGTTCTTAAATCCAGTCGGTGATTTGATTTTATCCGGTGGGGACGCGGTAAATTCATACTTGGAACCGTCTCAAAGAATCATGACACTCGACATAGACACTAAGTTCGTGCCGAGAATAAAACCGGATGTGAAATTTTTTGGTAAACTCCAAGCCATAAAACTCCTTTTATGGAATAAACTCGGTGAAATATCTAAACGAGTGAATAAACGGTTCGCTAAAGTCGTGTACGATAAACGAGGTAAACCAGGAAAATTCATAGGTCTCGGGTTTTCGAACACAGGCCCTTACGTGACTCGAAGATATACACTCATACCTAAAAGAAAGGATGTAAAGCGAGGTCCAGATACACTCGCTGATATAGAACTATTCACACTGGACATGAAAATTCGTCTATACTCACCTAAATCTGGGCGAATAGAATCGATAAATATGGGTGGCATTCTCGATATCGCATTCATGCGCCCAAAAGAATTTGGGTTCGAAGTCGGAGACGATCAAATTCAAGCACTCGATATATTCAAAATCACAGGTAAATACGTCATCGGTAAGTTTGATAATGTCAAACTCGCATCGAAGCGGTTTCTCATAGAAGATTCATACACGATGCAAAAACTCGGTCTCAGACCACCCGAGAAGAAAGAGAAGGACAGACGAAGAATGATAAAATTAGCAAAACTCATCACACGAAAAAATATACTCCCAAATGAATCCATGGAAAATATAATGAAAAAAGTGGGAATACCACTCACTAAAAAACCAAAGCGCCACACACAATTCAAGAATATCAATCCACGCAAGGCGATAAAAGTAAATCCTAAAAAATACACAAATTTCACGACCACACCCGATTCATCTAAAATATCAAAGCAATACGTACATGGACTTAAAACAACTCAAAATATGGGAAATCTGCAGGGATTTACAAAAACACAATCCGATATGCGTTTCAATATAGAAACCAATAATTGGATCAAGAATACATCGGAATCATATGTTAAAAATGAATTCAACTACAGGCCGAAAAGACCTTTACCCATACCAGAAAAACTCCGATTAGAAGAAACGCTGTATGGTTTCAAACCAGCGAGAGATGCTTGGGTTCCAAGACCTATAATACGCAAGGCTGCAATGATACCATTTGTAGGGGTTAAAGATTTGAAACGTGTATGATATATAACATGATTTACGGAACTCTATCTAAGGGTGAAGATGGACTTTATCACGTCAAAGCACTCACTCAAGACAAAAAGCGTTGCTACGTCCAGGTGAGAAATGCCGTGGTCACCGACGATGCTTCAGGTGAAGTCACATTTGACTTGACCGATGCGACCGGTGTCGAGAACATTGAAAACATTCACGCCAATAACATCGCCGCCGCAAACGAACACAGTGCGACATGGTTTGGCAAACAACTCCCAGAAAAGACCATCACCAAGGTTTACACGAAGGAAGATACACTATCCGCCGATCGAATTTCAGCGACAAAGATTTTCAATTCCAAGAAGGAACTCGTGGGTGAAGACGTCACACTCACCGGTATCAAGTGCTCTATCATGCTCGAATACGCGGGTTTGTGGTTTGCAAAGAAAGCGTTCGGTCCAACTTGGAATTTGGTCCAGGTCAAGATGAATCCGGAACCAGTCCAAGAACCTGAGCCGACCCCAGAGTCGGACCCGGAGCCCGAGCCAGAACCAGAAGTTGAATCATATCCAGACGAAATCGTGATTGAAGACGACGAATAAAAAAATTGTTTTTATATATAAAAAGATGATGAAGATGAAGAAGGTCACCCCTCGCCAAGCGCTCATCGCCCTCGCCATTGCCGTGGTGATCTATCTTATGATCACCAACGGTCGTGCCACGTACAGTGTTAAGGAGAATGAATATGCGATGATCGGTGGCATCGACGCTGTCGGACCAGCCGCGGAAGCCGGTGTCGGTTGTGAAATGAAGGCGGGTACCGGACTCGCCTCGTCCTTGTTGCCACGCGAAGTCGCGCCTCAGGAGGATTTCGGTGAGTTTGCCCCAGATGACATCCTCTCCGGCCAAAACTTCCTCGAACCACGACAACAAACTGGATACCCAGAAAGCATAGGTGGCGCTCTGAGAAATGCCAATCAGCAAATCCGCGCCGATCCACCAAACCCTAAGGAAGCCTTCGTGTGGAACAACTCTACCATCGCGCCAGACACCATGCAACGAAGTTTGTGCGCGTAAACTTAAAGAAATAACGTTTTAGGTATATTATATAATGTCTCAGGTTCCCTCAGACGAACTCTCAAACAGCGTCTCTAAATTGGTTGAATTGAACAAGCAAATTACAGAAGCCAGAGAAGATATCAAAGTTCTCACACAAGCCGAAAAGGCACTCAAGCTACAAGTGAAGAAACTCATGATGGATAACGGTCTCGACGCGATCAATCTCAAGAAGGGTAAAATCTCTGTTCGCAAAAGTGCCAGGAAGACTGGTTTAAATAAGACTACCGTGAAAGAAGGTCTCGTTACATATTTCAATGGAAACGAACAGCAGGCCGAAAGTGTCTTAAAGGCTATACTCGATAGTCTTCCAGTAAAGGAATCCACTTCACTTTCCCTCACGGGCATCAGAGATAAGAAATAATGGTTTGGAATGAATATGCACACGCCGCAGAGCGTATGAGTGATAATGAATATAGTGATGACGACGACGCCACCGTCGAAATGAATAAGCCACTTCACATCGACGATTGGGGTGGTCATTTTGACGATGACTTGTGGTGGATGTGGAAATTAATACAACGCTACCTCAAAGACAGGGCGCTCGATAATCATATCTTAAAACACGCCAAGTATCACGACTTTATTGAATTCTGTTACGATTTTTCAGACAATAGAGCTATAGAATTATAATATATACATAATACAAATATGCTTCCAGATATCACGTCCCAGAAAGTTTCTATCCCCGCCACACTCTTTCTCGCGCTCAGCCCAGGTATTTTGCTTCGCACGGACGGTACAAGTGTTAAGTTCCGCGACGGTCTCACTGGACGCACTGCGGTGTTGTTCCACGCTCTCGTGTTCTTCCTCGTGTACTCGTTGATCGCCAAGGCCATGGGTCTCGTGTTGACCCGAACTGATCTCGTTGTGACCACCGTGCTCTTTTTGGCGTTGAGCCCAGGCATGCTTTTGACGCTTCCACCAGGATCTAAGGGTGTGTTCATGTCTGGACAAACCAGTCCAGCCTCCGCTTTGGTTCACACCGTCGTTTTCGCGCTCGTGTTCGCTCTTTTGCGAAAGCAATTTCCTAAGTACTATTAGGTGACCACCCATGAAATATTTGGTGATTGGTCCAGGTGCCATGGGAATCTTCGCCATGCTCGGACATCTTAAAACAATAGAAAATCGTCTCATCGATGTACAACAAATTTCCGGGGCATCCGCGGGGTCCATACTCGCATTCATGCTCGCGATAGGAAAAACAGTCGATGAGGTGATAGACATATCACTCAGATTAAACATTTCAGATTTAGTAAAGTTGAATTTGAAATGTTTTTTACATAGTTACGGACTCATAGACCTAGACCCACTCCGAAATAAATTTGTCGAAATTTGTGGGTGTGATCCAACGTTTGATGAACTCGAAAAGAAAATATACATATCGGCATTTTGTGTAAACACAGGCAAAACTGAATACTTTTCGGTCGACACACACCCTAATATGAAAGTGTTAGATGCGGTGTGCATGAGCATAGCCATACCATTCGTATTTTCATCAAGAAAATACAACGGAAACACGTACGTCGACGGTGGGACGATTGAATCTTTGCCACTCACGCCATTATTAGATAAAAGTCCACATGAAGTATATTGTATACAGGTAAAGTCAAGTATTAAATACACCGAAAACATAGACAATCCGAGGACATTCGCCGAAAGCATCGTTCGTTCGAGTTTAGAAAACCGATACGTATACGACACATCGAGACACGAAGTGAAAACGATCGACGTGGAGAACATGGATATTTTTGATTTCAATATGTGTTACGAAGACAAAATACGAATGTACATGATGGGTGCTTCGTAATTTTTTATCCGCTTATATCAATATGGACGCGTGTGATCCAGGGATAAATGTTAGGAATCTCAAGAGGCTCGTGAAGCAGAACACGGGTCTCGAGTTAAATCTTACGCGTGAACAGATATGCGATGCATACTCGTCCATCCAGGACGGTAAACTCCCACTTCCACCCATGGTACTTTCTAAAGATGGGAAGTACATGCTAGACAGGAAATCGCCACTGACTGGGTCGGATTTTGAAACCTTATTCCGGGCGTCGTCTACTCTCTCTGAATTGAAGCGTGTCGCGCGTAAAGTTGGTCTCGCGAGTTACGATAAGATGACTAAAGCTGAAATAATCGAAGCCGTGGAGTCGGTTCTTCAATCGAAGAACATTCGCGAACCCATTCGATTGCACATCGCACCCGCGCAAAAAAGAGACATCTCGGTGAATAGCAACAACAATTACCAAAACAACATTAACGTGAATAACGTGAATGGGAACGGTGTGCGCAACAACAACAACAATGTTAATAATATTTCGAATGAGTCTAATAACTTGAACAAAATATCCAACGAATCGAAAAACTTAAACCGCGACGGGAACCGAAACGGGAACCGAAACGGGAACCGAAACGGGAACCGAAACGGGAAC